AGAGATTCGTGAATTCTTTCCATACAAAGTCTTGAACGTTGAGCGTTGCGAAGCAGACGATGTTATCGCTACCATCGCTAAGAGAGCGGCTGAGAGTTTCCCTGTAGAGGATGTATTGATCGTCTCAAGCGATAAAGACTTTCAGCAATTGCAGAAGCATGGTAATGTCAAGCAATGGAATCCAATCAAGAAGGCATTCGTAAAATGTCCTGACCCAGAGAAGTTCCTACAAGACTTGATCATTCGCGGTGACTCTGGTGATGGTGTACCAAACTCATTGTCTGATGATGATTGCTTTGTTGTTGAGGGCAAGAGACAAAAGCCACTCACCAAAAAAGCACTGGCAAGAATGCATGATGCTTTTCTGCGTGGTGACTTGCCACCTGAAAACAGACCATTCATTGAAAGAAACGAAAAACTTGTAGATTTCAAAAATATACCAGAGCAATATGAACTAAATATTATTAGTGAGTTTGATAAAAGCCCGAAGGGCGACAGAGGTAAGTTATTCAACTACTTTGTGGCAAAAAGACTTCGGGTATTGATTGAAAATATTCAGGAGTATTAAGTGAACAAGACAGATTATTTGATTCCAGAGATTCTGGAGAATGCAAGTAAATTCGAAAACCGTGATCAGAAAATTGTATATCTAAGAGAATACAGTTCCAATCCACTCAAAGAAATACTAAAACTCGTTTTTGATGATCGGTATGTTTTTTCATTCGATAGTATGCCACCGTTCAAGAGGAGTGACATTCCAACTGGTCTTGGAATGAACACCCTGTTCAATGAAGCAAAACGACTTTACATCTTCACGGATTCGCAAGTAGAAAAAATGGGTCCGTTGAGAACAGAACAAAACCTAATTGCACTACTTGAAAGTCTCGATCCTATGGAGACTGATCTTGTTGTGAAGGTTCTTACAAACAAATTTGATTATGAAGGTGTTGATAAACAACTCGTACAGGATACTTTCCCAGGTTTGATTGCATGAAAAAGAATAAGAAGGTCTCGATGGAAGGTGATGCATCGAGACACTACAAAAGCAGAGCGACAAAACATCGCAACGTAAAAAATCGCAGAAGTAGAACCAAGAATACATTGAAAGATGGCAACTTCTACAGTTCAGATCTTGACGGTTTTGAAAAGTTTAGAAATCGATGATTTTGTACCAAAGTTCTTTACACACATAATATGAGTCAACAATATCCGAAACAGGATTGATGACCTTTGAACTTTTCGGAGTCAACTCTTGCTTGAGATTCAAGCCTGTGTCGATTCTAAATTGACGGGTCATCAATTCTTTATCGGCATTGCCTTTTCCTGTGGCTAATCTTTTTATTTCAGTAGGTGAGATGACCGTTAGAGGTATTCTTTGTTGCCAGAGTTTGTATTTTAGTATGCCAGTATTTTCTGCAATATTGAATACCTTTCCTTTGGCGTTGAAAGCATATCCCTCAAGACCCACATGCTCGGCACCAACTAATTTGGACATCGCCCAGTCTGCAATGGAGTCATAACGATCCATCTCACAAGACCAATCATGAAAGTAATCACCATGAAAAACTTTGCGATGCGTGCCATCGAATCTTTTTTTGTCTGTGAGAAAAAAGAATTGGCAATTGTGGAAAGAGAACTTATCTCCTGTGTGGACACAAATGCATGGACAAGTCATCGAGTAGTCAATGCCAGCGATAACTTTTTCAGATTTTTTCGAACTTGATGCTTGACTTTTATTTCGCATACGGTATTATTTAGAAGAACAACACGACAGACACTTCAGAAAAGGAGAAAATTATGAAGTTGAAAGTTGGTGACAGTGTGTACGTTCCAAGTCGGCGCCGAAGCGCCAGGATCAACTCTATCGAGTTTGACCAAACTTGGGGACCACAAATTCAAGTAAAATTTTCCTCAAATGATTGGGGAGAAGAATTGACATGGCTTAAACATGATGATAGAATCGTCAAAAATTATAAGGGTAACAAATCAAAAGGAGATAAATATGCCCCACATTCGTAATGCAAATGGACAATACATGACCGCAACCTCTAACAACAGCCTCGACGCTCACATCCCATCTAATGGAATGCACAGCCGAATCATGGCAAAGAACCTGCACGAAGGCGACACTCTCGCCATGCGTGGTGCACCCAACCGACCAGTCGCCGCAATTGTCGAAGGTCCTAAAAGCACCATCTACGTTGGTTTCATGAACGAGTCTGGTACCGGTCTCAAGTTCCGTGGTTACTCTTCTCGTCAGCGTGTTTCGATTATCGAAACTCCTTGCACCCGCAAGATGCGTCGTGACATCAGCCGTCTCGGTTGATTTTTTTATATCTTGCTAGTCATCGGTGGTCTAACGGCCACCTTTGACATTCAACAAAGGACATACTATGAAAAAAGAACAAATTGTAAATCGGCTTCGAAGCGAAGCAGTAAACCTCTCATTTGAAAAAGCAGACGGCACTGTTCGTCATATGTTTTGTACCTTGCGTTCAGACTATCTGCCAGAATCAACCGCAACTGATCAAACTCTGTTGACCGAAGAAAAGAATAACAACCCAGATCACGTTGTTGTTTGGGACATTGAGAAGGCTGCTTGGCGTTCTTTCAAACCATCTCGCGTGATTTCTTTCGGTGAGCAAGTTTACCGAGAGGATCTCAACGGATGAGTATTCATCGTTTGCACATCGATATTCCCATGACAGGTAATCTGGACGAAGCGGCGATTCAATCAAAACAAATCGTCAACAAGATTCAGGAGGCGTTAGATGGTATGAGAATCAATGGTTCACATTTCAACTATCGTCTTGGACACGACGATGATCGTCAGCGTTCAAACTACCTTGACATCAACGAGAATGGACATTGTAGCAACAAGAAGTCAAGAGTACCTCTTGGATAATTTTTGCGCCGTGGGAGGAACTGGCATTTCTCAGTACGACTTATAATCGTGTAAACTTGGTTCGATTCCAAGACGGCGTATTAGGAGTAGATAATGAATATATCAAATAGAAAACCAACAATTTATGTTGCTGGTCCGATGCGTGGTTATGAGAATTATAATTACCCAGCCTTTGATCGTTGCTCTAGAGTGCTTCGAGAACAAGGTTGGAACGCTATTAACCCCGCTGAACTAGACAAAGATGCGGGTAAGCCAATGTCTGATCCCATGTCTTTTGCACCAGACACAAACTACGAAGATCATGAGTTTATGAGAAAAGCATTACGTCGTGATATGGTTGCAATTTGCGATCAATGCACCGCAATCTACATGATGAGCAATTGGGAAAGAAGCAAAGGTGCAAAAGCAGAACACGCACTTGCAAAAGCCCTAGGACTTAGTATATTCTACGAAGCACCCCTACCGGAGTAACCCATGAATATTTTTGTAGTAGATGAAAGCCCAGAAGTATCCGCTCAGTCGCTTTGTGACAAGCACGTTGTCAAGATGATTCTTGAGTCAGGTCAGATGTTGTCAACAGCACACCGCTACCTAGACGGCGATCTATACTACGAAATGTCGAAGGGTGATAGACCTCGTAAGATCAAGAGATGGAAACTCAACGATGAACGAGAAGACAAGTTATGGAAAGCCACATTCATGCATCACCCTTGCACGGTATGGACTCTCAAGACATCAGAAAATTATATGTGGCATCAGAAGCACGCCATCGCCCTCTGCAAAGAGTATACATATAGGTACGGAAAGGTTCATAGCGCCGAAAACCTGATCGATTATCTTTCAACTCTACCAAAAAATATACCACAAGGTAATCTTACTGAATTTGCAATTGCAATGCCAGATGAGTTCAAGGTAAAAAATTCAGTTCAGTCGTACCGCAATTATTACAACGGTGCGAAGTCTAGGTTTGCAAAGTGGACTCTTCGTACACAACCAGAATGGTACACAGGAGTATTTCAAGATGCCTAATTATGATTACAGATGCCACATGTGCGACTACACATTTGAGAAACAACTTCTCATCGCAGATCGAAACAAACCAACAAAAGAGCCTTGCCCTAAATGTGGTGAAAAGGCTGTTCAAAAACTTTTCGGTGCACCAGGTGTTGCCGATTCTGTCTCTCTCGGACGAAGAAAGATTGATGGTGGTATGCGAGAAGTTTTCGCTAAAATTGAAGAGAACACAGGGCAGAAGATTGCAAGAAAGTTTGATTGATGTTCAATCACGTTGAAGTAAAACTACCAGACAAACCCGTTAGCACAATCGAAAAAAATGGTAAGCGTCATTACATTATCGATGGCGAAGAACGCTCCTTTCCCTCAGTGACCACAGTGATAGGTCATGAGAGTGAGGAGTTTTTTCGTGAGTGGAGAAAAGATCCAGAGAACAGAAAGATAAGTGCCGCTGCCTCTTCGAGAGGCAACAAGTACCATTCTCTCGTTGAGAAGTATCTTGGTAACAAAGAGATTGAACAAGACGGTGACCTTTTCAAATATTCAAAAGTTCATCTTGACAAAATCAACAATATTCAGGCTCTTGAGGTTGCTCTGTGGGGTGACCTGTATGAGATTCTTCACGACACTTACGGTCGAACAATGTGTAAAGACTTTTTCGGTATCGCAGGTAGAGTTGATTGTATCGGTGAGTTTGATGGGACGCTTAGTGTGATTGATTTCAAAACAGCAAAGCGCCCGAAAGAAGTTTCAGATATTCAGAATTACTTCTTGCAAGCAACCTGTTATTCACTACTATGGGAGAATCTCACAGGACAACCGATTGAAAATGGTGTCATCATTATGGCTTGTGAAGATAAATCATGTTCTGTTTATGAATTCAAAACAAAAGATTATATTCAAGAACTCATACGAGTCACAAAAACATACACCAAAAAATACGGGAGATAAAATGGGATCAATACTAACACTTGACAAAGACTTTTCTAAAAAAGTAGAAGAGTGTGCCAAAGAAAAAGAAATCGGATACATGGACGCTGTTTTGTACCTTTGCGAACAAAACGAAATTGAACCCGATACAGTATCAAAGTTTCTTACAAAACCAATCAAGGAAAAGATTGAAAGGGAAGCAAGAGGTCTAAACCTATTGCCAACGAAAACTGAACTACCATTCTCATGAGAACTAAGGTGAAGGGCTTCGAAGTCTATACAATGTACGTTGCCATGAAGGCACACTTCAAAACAAAGTCATATGACTTTGTGGAGTTTGGTGGTCGGATTCGCAGTCGTGTCTCGTCTTATGAAAAAAGAAAAGACAAATACTACTTCGAAAAACTCGCAAGAAAATATAACGAACAAGAGGTCAAAGAGATTCTTCTTTCCAACATTCTCGAAAACGATGAACTCTGGATCGGTGACACATTAGAAGAGCAAGCCGAGAACGTTTGGAGAAAATGGATTGCAAGAAAGGATTCTCTTGAGAGGAACTTTCGTCAAGAGTTTACATCCATTTGTGAACACATGGAAGACAACAACGTTTCATTTCACAGTTTCTTTACCTCTACGGATGGTGATCATCCTGAGATTCTAAAATGGTTCTTACGAAAAGAGGTTTCTGTCGAGACTGTTCTCATATTGGATAGTTTGTTGAGTTTTATGAAAAGACTTGACAAAGAACTTGAAGATGATATAGTATGGAAAGAATATTCGCAGAAGATTTCAAAATACAAATCATTCTTCAAAGCAGATCAAAAAAGATTTAGAAAAATTGCTTTGAGTGTCTTGAACTCTTATGATATTCAAGATAAATAGTAATACACAAGCACATACGAAAACACACAGCAAACAAAAAAAGGAGACAAACAATGTCGTATGAAGAATACAAAAAGAAGAAGAAGAACTCCCTCGGTTCTCTTCAAAAAGAACTTGAAAAGATCAACACGAAGACCAAGTCTTATGATGATGATCGCTACTGGAAGTTGTCTTGTGACAAAAGCGGTAATGGCTATGCCATCATTCGTTTCCTTCCAGCACCCGTAAGCGAGGACATTCCATGGGTGCAAATCTTTAGTCATTCTTTCCAAGGTCCTGGTGGGTGGTACATCGAGAAGTCTCTCACCACTATGGGACAAAAAGATCCTGTTTCCGAAGCGAACAGTATTCTCTGGAACTCAGGTGACGAAGATGATAAGAAGATCGCCCGTGATCGCAAGCGTAAACTTCGCTACACTTCAAACATCTATGTTGTGAAAGATCCTGCAAACCCAGACAATGAAGGCAAAGTTTTCTTGTATGAGTATGGCAAGAAGATTCATGACAAGATCATCGAGAAGTTGTCACCACCAGATGTGCCTGAGGGCTTCACTCCTGAAAGCCCTGTCAACGTTTTTGACTTTGAAGAGGGTGCAAACTTCATGTTGCAAGCAGCCCAAGTTTCTGGTTATCGCAACTATGACAAGTCGAAGTTTGATTCGCAAACCGAGTTTCTTGGTGGCGATGATGCCAAACTCAAAGAAGTTTTTGATGGCATCAACTCTCTGCAAGAACTTGTTTCGCCAGGTGAATTCAAATCTTATGATGAATTGAAAGCCAAGTTTGAGAAAGTGGTTCATGGCACCACATCTACTCAATCTGCCGAGACTCAAGAACTTGAAGAAACTTACGAAGAGTATCGTGTTCCTGAAGTCAAGCAAACAGTCACAAACACGACAGAGGACAGCGTAGAATCGTCTGACAGCAACGCCAATGATGACGATGATGCACTGAACTACTTCGAGAAACTCGCTCAGGAAGACTGAGAAACTAAATACTATTGGTGACTTCTGTGGGCCAGTTCCTCGTGAACTGGCCCTATTTTTTTACATGGTTGGGTCTTTAGTTCCACTCAACAACGAAGTCACGGTTGTATCTTGAACTCTAGCAGGAACAGATGCGATGATCGGCACTCTGCTTCCACCACCAGATCCAACATTATTGTTGTTGATCTGTGGCGCCACGACAGTCACAGGTGCACCTTGCATCGCCATGGCATTCTCTGAAGCCAGTTTATTCAAGGATGTGCCAATAGAACTATTAGCACCAAGATACTGATTTAGAATTCTATCTAAACTAGGCTCTAAGAACTGAGAACCAAAAGTCTCAAGTGGCATAACTGCCTCTGTTGTGTTCGACTCCGCGATTGTTGCAAGGGTGCCTGATCTACTGCCCCGAACAATACCACCCTCTTGTAGAAACGGTATATCAAATTTGGGTAATGGTATATTGCTAATGAGATCGAGCGGTGAAGTGAACAGATCTGAAAAGAACTCTTTGACTTTGTTGAACACTCCTAGAATACCACCACCAAGATCATCAATACCAAATATTGATCCCACTGTATCTACGATTGAGGAGAAAAGTTTGACCGGATACATGACTATGGTTTCTGCTAGATCCCCAATGCCCTCCAGAATACTTTTTTCGCCCTTGAATATCGCCATGATATCTGAGAAGACATCACCAATCAATTCAAAGGGTGCGGCAATAATGTCTATCAAACCATCGGTGATGCCTTTGAGATAGTCAAAGTCTATGAGACCAAAGGTAAAGAACTTCAGAAGGCCTGCGACAGCACCGCTAACGGCACCTTTTATTCTTTCAACTAAACCGCCCTCTGCTGTTTGAAATCCTTCTATCGCACCTGATATGGTGTCAAAGAGACCAAAAATAATCGTGAGTGGTAAGAAGAACTTACCGACAACCGAGAGTATTCTTGGCAAGATTCTGAGTAGTGGTCTGAATATTTTACCAACGACATTGAGAACTTGAAATGATATTTTGAAGAATGGTTTTAGTATTTTTCCTACGCCAGCAAAGAACTTTGATATTCTTCCGATAAGACCTGTCTTGCTAGTGAGACCTGTGAAAAAGTTTCTTATGGTTTCAAAGAACTTCGCTATCTTTGTAAATCTTTCTGATTTTTTGAATGTCTCTATCTTGTCAAGAAAACCAGCACGAACTGATGTTGAAAAAAAGTTGAACAGCGGTGGTATCAAACTTGTATAAATGACGTTTGCAAATTTTTCACCAAAAGCAAGAACACCACCCGCGAACGCCACAGCGCCTAGTGCCAGGTCTTTTATGAAACCAACTTTACCAAAATCACTTATACTGTTTTTAAGTTGACTACCGAATTCAGCAAAATCTTTACCGATCCCAGATATCGCTTTCATCAGGTCACTTTGCTCTCTGGATTGCTCTCTTCTGTTTTCAGTTTCTTTCAGACGATTTTGTTTACCCTCTTCGGCAATTTGACCAAATGAATTTTTGATGCTCTCAAACAAAGAAGTTCTGGCTCGTTCACGGTCAGCGTTATCTTTCGCCGCGGCATCAACAGCCTTCTTTACGCCGTCAAGAGACTTTTTTACTTCTTTGTCGTGTTCAGCCATTCTTTTTCTTCTTTAGTTCCTGGTTTTGCTTCTCTACATGGTTTACTAGCATTTGTAAGTAAATTTGCCTTTCCCACGGTATCATGTTCTCAATGTCCGAGAGTGTGTATGAAAAATGTGTCATCATGTTGAAGTTGCAAGAATAAAAATTCTTTAGCGTATCATGAAAAAGGCCTATCAAAAAAAATCGTATAAGTTATTTAGAATTAGTTTTTCTTCTTTCCCGCATTTGGGGCATGGTATTTTGACTTCATGAGATAGAGTTGGTAGCGAGTTGAAGAACTTTGTCAGATCTTGAAACTGGCCTTGGGTGAGTGATTCTAAAAAGTCACGAAGTTCTTTTGTGGTATAGTCCTTTGCAGCATAAACACCATCTTCGTCATAGATTGAATCCACACACTTGCATAGAATTTCAAAAATTCTCTCGGTCTCATCTTTGCCTTGAACTGTCGAGACAGAGAATGTTGGATACTTCATTTTAATGCCAACTTTGTCTGTAAGTTTTATATCGGTACTCACTCTTGATTTTTTTACTTTGACTTTCGACAGGTCGACTTTTATCTTGATGTTGTCCTTGTGGCCGCATTCACTACATTCAAATGGTTTCACCAACTCAACTGTCTCACCGACAGACTTTGAGCGAAGTTGAAGAAATAGATATTCAACATCAACCAGAGGAATGTCATCTAAGTTCAATCGGACATCAACACAGTTTTTGATGACTGTTTTGAGGGCACTTAGTATTTGTTGTTCGTCTTTTGCCTCACTGGCAATCATAAGAATTTTTTCTTCTTTTACCAGAAAAGGTCTGTACCCAAGTTCGATACCTGAGACAGGAAGTTTTATCTGATAAGTTGGTGTCACTAAAGTTGGTAATGTCATAATCTACTCCTTATAATTCTGCTATACCGCCACCACCAAGGTTGAATATATCAATATCACCAAAACGGCCTCGCCTCTGTTGCTCTAAAATACTACCGAGTGATTGCACAACATCAATTCTCGGTGTACCACCAGGCTCAAAAACGATTGGTGAGTTACCGTCAAAGATAGCGGACAAACTCTTCAGCGGTTCTAACGCACCGAATGTCAGTTCGCCGTCTTTGAAAATTCTTGTAAATGTTCTTGGGTTGAACAAGGCACTGAAGATGTTATTTTCTATTGCGCCAACAGTGTTAGTTGGATCACCAAACGCAACAGTTTCATGAAAGGCAAATGTCACTTGCTGCTTCAGGGGTTCTGTGCTACTCGCTTGTGACAAAGAGATGTCACCAATTGATTGTGGGTAAACACCTCTCACTTTGAGATTGAAAACCTCATTGTCTGCGTGATCGTACATTCTTATGATCGCATCGCATGTGTAGTCATCATAGAATTTGAATTTGTTTGATTGACTATTTACGATATGGTTATGCCATACTTCAAAAAGAAGTCTCTCGAACATATCCTCTCCAACTCGAAATGTTGCATCAAAAGAGTTGGTGTATGTTTTGACGTATGGCATTTGTTTTACTGGACCTACAGCGTTTCTGACCTCTGCTGTCGATAATGCTTGACCAGGCAAAGTCAACTCTTCGCATGTAAAGTAAAGTCTTAGGTTTCTGTCAGATGAGAATAATAAACCACCACTCTCACCGTCAAACGGGCCGCTTTGAAACTCTATCGAAAATCTATTCGATGGTGCATAGTTGAAGTTTGAGACATTTGATATGACATCGCTGATGAAAAACTTAGGCATCTTCTCTGCTCTCTCGGTGAACGCGGCTCTCTCTGGCCTTCTTAAATCTTGCTAATGGCAAAGCAGTCGCAATCTCCCACTCGTTGGCAGGTATTTCTACGATTTGCGAGTCAATGTTCCTACCCAAGTACCGTTTGATACAAGGCTTGGCACCTCTATATTTAGCAAAGTTCTTGATGATTTCATAAGACACACGAATCTTACTCTTAGCATCCATCTCTTTTGTTGTTGAGAGTTTCATGAGTTTTCCTAAAAGATTCATTCTCATCTTCAGTGGAAGATAATGAAGATTCAAACCAAGAAAGCCATCACCGTACATTTCGATGATAATCACCAAAGGAAAAGAGTCATAGTATGGCAGTTTGTCTTTGAGTTTTGGTGAGTAGTGAAAGAAATACATTTTACCAGGAATCTGAAACTTCGTGGCACCTCGTTTTATTTCTGACGCCAGCACTCTTTTAGATATTGGTTTGCGAACAAGACTCTGCACCTTGTCTGTCATCCACTTTCGCAGTTTTGCCGTGCCGAAGACACCTTGATCAATGGCTTCTTGTTTGAGTTCTTGTATGAATTTTTTAGCCATGAATATGATCCTCTGTGAGTATTACAAACTCCCAACCCTTTTTATCGCAAACTTTCTTTGCTGCTTCCCACTTGGCACTGTTGATGCCCCATGACTTGACTTCAGTGACGTATTTTTTCGTGACTCTCGATTGCTTCTTTGGTGGCTTCGTGTATTTTTTTGGTTTGATCTCGATGAGTTTTTCGACGATCTCACCTTTCGTGTTTTTCTGTTTGACCCAAAAGTCTACAAAGTATCTGTGAAATTTTCCATCTATTGGCGACTTGTATGGTATAATCACTTCCTCAGATGACCACTCAAGTATGTTTGAGTTTGAATCACAGAGTTTCATAAATTTTCTTTCCCACAATGAACGATAAATAATGTTTGAGTGATCACCTTTATACTTTGTAGGATTGGTTGGTTTAAATCTTCCTTTATATGCCATATACATAAATATGTATAAGAGATAGTCGAATCCGCATGACCGAAGAGCAAGATAGAAGAAAACTAGAAGGCGAAGACTCTGTTGGTTTCAACCTACAGTACCCCACAACGAGAGGCCTCGGTGACGACACCGAAGGTCAAGGTCATCATATGATCTTTGAGATTTTCGATGTTGAGGGGCTTTGCTTAGAGTCAATCACAAACGCATTCAAAGGAACAGAGACAACAGACCAAAGTGATGATCCAGACGCTCTGGAGGGCGAGCAACAAGAAACGAGCGTCTCAAGTTTGGCTTCAGACAACCGCACGACTGCTGGTCAGTTTGCAGATTTTATCACAACAAATGCGGGTGTTGCCTTTGATCAAGTCGCAGAAGAATTCACTAGACTCAATCAAGAAAATAAAAAAATCAAGGGTAACATAGTATTATATGTGCCCGAGGCTGTGAACACATCTTACGGTTTAGATTGGCAGATGAGTGATGACATGGTTGGTGTGGCTCTACTTGAGGATGTTTTTAAACTTATTCGTGCGAATCAAACAGGCGCAAACACTGAAGGCATTCTAGGTTCAATAGCAGAGCAGGTTGCCCTCCAAGCAGCACCAGGAACAATTGACTCCATAAGTTCACTGATCGGGGTAAACTTTGGTGGCCAGGCTGCACTCGAAAATCTTACGAAGAAGGTTAGAAATCCTCACATCGCATTCTTATTCAAGGGTGTGAATCAAAGAACATTCTCCTTCGAGTTCAACTTTACACCACAAAATTTGAGAGAAGTAGAAGAGGTTCATAATATCATTAAGACTTTCAAGAAACATGCTTTGCCTGAGTTAGATCAATCGCAAAGATTCTTAAGATACCCATCGTTGTTTGATATTTCGTATCGATCAAATTTCAATCAGACAGCAAATGAAACGAGCAACGGGTTTTTGTATAAATTAAAACCATCAGTTATCACAAACATCGGTGTTGATTATTCTGGTGGTGGTGTTTTCTCTACATTCGAAGATCAAACCATGCAAGATTTAGATGGTAAAATAATTGGTGGTGCACCTGCCACTAACATCAAACTCACACTCGACTTTGCAGAGACATCGTTGCTCACCAGACAAGATATCGTGGAGGGTCATTAATGTCATACTTTCGCAAAAACTTTCCCAAAGTAAGATACGATACTCTCGGTGATGGCAATCGCAAAACCATGATAGACATTACCCGTGCGTTCAGGTTGCGTGACGAAGTAAAAGAGCAAGGCACAATATTTTTTAACTACATTGTGAAAGATGGTGATCGCCCAGACACCATCGCATCAAAACTCTATGACCAAGAGGATCTACACTGGTTAGTTTTGGCTGCGAATGACATACAAAGCCTTTATCATGAATGGCCTAAGACACAACCAGAGTTAGACAAGTATATTTCAAAAAAATATCAAGGTAGTTCATTATTCGTTACCACGACCTCAGTAAAAGGTCAAGATGTAAGTCGAAAGTCATATGACGTTGGATCGCATGTGACGGGTGCGTATAATGAGGTGTCAGGCATCACAGCAGAGGCAAAAGTTTTTTCATGGGATGGTAATTTTGATGAGTTGGCAATCACGGGATCTACAGGCACTTTCGCCCAAGGGGATTCAATACAAATAATATCATCAGATGGTCTACTTATCACCGAATCAATAGACAAAATTGTTGATCATACTGATGCCTTGCATCACTTCGAAGATTCTAATGGAAATTATATTGATCCTTTTGGTGCGACTGCATCTGCTGGTTTGCAAGCAGACTACGTTCAAAATTATAAAGACAACAACGTGCCATCAACAGTTTCAATACGAACAAATCGTGAGTATGAAGATGATATCAATGAGTCAAAGAGATCAATAAAATTATTACAGAGTGATTTTGTTGAGCCGATACTCAGAGACTTAGGTGGAATATTCAGTAATGGTAGATGAGCAACCAACTACACAAAACAAAAGTGGTGTAATTCGTCCTGGTGATATTGACATCGGTGACATAGTTCTCACTTGTAAGAATGGATTCAAGGCAAATCTTAAGGAGATAATTGTTGAGTTGAATATCAATGAAGATATTTTTTCGCCATTCATATACGGTGAACTTTCGCTCGTAGACACGCATGGACTTCTTAGATATGGTCCTATTTTAGGTGCTGGCGAAGAAAGTCTTTTGGTAACATACAACACCCCATGCACAGATCCAGTGCAACTTGAGTTTGTAATATACAAAGTCAAAGATAGATCAAAACTTGACAGAGATAGCACCGAAGCGTATACGCTGTGTTTTACAACACCTGAAGCCCTCAAAGATAAAGAGCAGAAGATATACAAAACCTTCACAGGTAAAACTTACTCTGATTATGCAAAACAGATTCATAAAAAGTACCTTAAAGTTGAGGGTGGCCCAGAGTTAGAGGTCACACCAACAAACTACATCACCGCTTTTACTTCTGATGGTTGGACACCATTTCAGTGCATGAAGTATATGGCAAACAGAGCGGTACCAAAAGAGTTCTCTGAATTTGAATTTGCAAGAGGTTACTTGTTCTTTCGTTCATTTGAAAGATATGAATTCATAAATGTTCTCAGTCAGATGCAACAAGATCCAGTCGCACACTATCGCTACATCAACAATAGAATGAATTCTGGTATCAGTCAGTTTGATCTTTTGAGTAATTTCTTCTCCATTGAGTCTTTTGTCATGAAAAATAATGATGATGCCATTCTCGATACTCTCAATGGAAAGTATGGATCAACAGGTATACACTACGATCCATTTCACGGAACAATCACTGAATCTGTTTTTGATGACAGATATCTTGATCGCGTCACGGAAGATGCCACAAGTCGGGTCGAGGCAGAGAGACTTCGTAGATATGGTCAAGACAGACCCACAACTGGTCTCACACAATACGAAATTTCTACGAGTTATATTTATGATAACATAGAAAACGCAGAATATGGTCTACCAACTGAATCACCATCTGATTATGTTTCGAGAGTTTTTTCAACAGACACTAAATTTAAGTCAATAGAGACAACACCTCAAGATCCAGCGTTGACGAGCGAAGAGCCTGAATCATTGAATGCTTTTGATGAAAATGATCCTATTTTAAATCCTCTGTCTGGAAGACCTCTCGCTGCTTTACTTCCAGACACAACATATCTTATCAACAGAACGTCACCTTTTGGCAATCCAATTCCTAAAACCGCGATAGACACACAATTACATAACTTAGATAATCGGGTATTCCTGGTATACATCACACCTGACAGACCAGGAGAACTTATAGATTTTGATAACACAACATTCGATGAAAACGGTGATGTGGAGAGACTCTTTGTTTTTTCTGTGGACGAAATAAAATCAATCGTCGGTGACGAGGTTTTCAATCAAAACGTTCCAACAGATTTAGGCATCTATCAAATGAGGTTTCAATCAACACTTAGGGGTGATTTTAAAGCAATCAATGACATATCTTTCATTGACACACGGACCATCGCCGAGAATGAGACACCACCTGCTGAGGATATCAATATTGATCGACCCATAGCGAAACAAGAAATACCAGCATCAAGAGAGGGTTTGTCACCAGAAGAAGAGGCAGAATATGGTGCGATTGATTCGAATGTTGATTATACAACAGTGATTAACGCAAACCAGGAAAGAAGATCACAGATGCAACAGTTCAAAGGTATGGTAATTGAAGTGACTGTTCCTGGCGACTCAAGAAGGCGTGTTGGTGATATTGTTAGGACTGAGTTTCCAGCAGAGCCAGTTGTGCCAAACAGACAAGACGATACAACAGATTTATCGATATCAGGTAAATATATGGTTACACATATCAGGCACCAGATACGAAAAGATGATTACAAATTGGTGATGGAGTTATCAAGAAACTCAAGAGCGAAAAGGATACCAGATATCAATCAGGGCGTAGAACCTGAAACAGCACCAAGTTAAATAGAGAGGTAATATGAAAAAAAGAACGCACTCTAAAGGAAAGAAAAAAACTATTCGTGTTGTCGCTAGATCGAATTTGAAGAGTGTGTATAAACGTGTAAGGAAAAAAACTGAATGAGCAAAGATTACATTACTGATAGAGGTTTTAACT